GGATGAAGCTGATCCGTGGTGCGGAGAAGCCCGATCTGATCGTCGCCGACGGCGAAATCTACTCGACCTACGAAAGCGGGCTGCAAGTCAACCAGCGCTATGCCGACGCCAAACTCGGCGCGCTCGGTTTCGAGACCCTCAAGTACAAGAGCGCGCCGTTGGTGTTCGACGGCGTCGCCACCGGCCTGACTGGCGCCTATTATCTGAATACCAAGTACATGAAATTTGAAATCTACTCTGGCCGCAATTTCGAAGCGCTCGATTTGCCCGACCAGAGCCCCGACATGGACGCCGTCACCAAGCATCTCGCCTTCATGGGCGCGCTGACGCTGTCCAATCGCTCGATGCAGGGCCGCTTGTTCGCAACGGGTACCTGAGCATCGGAAACGGCGGGCGGCTTGCGGGGAGCGACGCCCGCCGTTTTTCAAAGCTCCCCTCTAGGGAAGCGACTATGAACGATACCCCGACACTCGTCAGGTTTTACAGTGGGTGGGAAAGAGACGGCAACGGCCCCGATGGGCTGCCGACGTTTCGCGAGACCGTGCGCGTACGGCTGGATCGACCGCCGTATCTTTCTGTCGAGCGCGTAGCTGAAGAGACTGACATCACCGACCATCCGATGCCTTACGAGCTTTATCGAAAAACCAGCCAAGGCTGCAAGGAGATCGTCGGCTATCCGCTGGTGTTATGGCCGGCGTGCCTGCCGCATCTGTTTCAAATGTGCGCGGCGCGCGACATCCACACCGTTGAGCAGCTGGCGCAGCTGGTCACCAAGAAACGCCGCAGTGAAGCGGTCAAGACCATACCCCCGGAAATCATCGAACTAGCCGACCGCGCGACCAGAATGATCGAGCTGCAATCGAAGGCGGGTCAGTATGAAGAGCTGGTGACCAATCTGCAAAGTCAGATTGAGGTATTGAAGGAGCAGGTTACCGAAGCTGTCGCCACCATCTCGGCGCAGAAGACCCTAATTGAAACCCTCAAGCTGAAGGCGGTGGCCTGATGCCCCGGCTGTCCACCATCCTGCAGATTGTCTCCGATGTCTCGATGGAATTGGGCACCACTCAAATTCCGGTGACCCAGGCGATTGGCTCCACGGATCAGGACATCGCGCAGATCACGGCTTTGATGCAGAACGTGGCCGATGAATTGATGCTCGATCCGCCGTATCGCGATGCGTTGGGCGATGGCGATTGGCTGTACGATCCAGGGCTTTTGGTCCGCAAAGCGCGCCCCACCCAGGACACCGACATCGTGCTGTTCGATCCCCGGTTGTCGGTCAGCGGGCTCAAATACCGTTTTCTGAAAGCCAAGGGCCTCGAATACGGCGAGGAGCAGCGCGACTTCATCGTTCGCCTCAACAAGATCGCCGCGCGCAACGCGCCGGTGCTCGACCTCAATTTCGATCCGGGACGCGTCCAATGAGGATGATGCCGACCGAGTTTGTGAAGCTCCACGACAAGCGCGGCACCGCGACCCGCAGCAAGCGCAAGTCGACCAGTCATGTCGCGCATATGAGCGTGCCGTTGAAGGGGCTTTCCCGGCTTGCGCAGTTGAACGAGGCCGATCCGCTGCTGGCTTCGATCCTGACCAACTTCGTGGTCGAGCAGGACCGTATTACTTTGCGGCCGGGTTATTTCAGGATGGGCAAGATTGCCGACGGCCGGCCGATTTCCACGCTGATCCCGTTTTATGGCTATGGCAGCACGGCGACGTTCATGGCCGCTGCCGGTGATGGTCTGTTCAATGCCAGCGGCACAAGGATCGGCACCCATTCCTACGGCAGCGATGCCTGGCAGTGGACCTCGTTCGCTAATCTGTCGCAGACCAAATACACCGTCATGGTCAACGGCATCGACGGCATCGTGGTGTGGGATGGCACCACGGCTTCGCTGCCGGCCACGGCTCTGGCCGGGCACCCGGACGATTTCATGGGTCTGCCTGAGGTCGATCCAAACGGTCTTCAGATTGTCGAGATGGATGTTCGCGCGCTGCCGCCCGGTTTTGATCAGAAGAAACTCGACAAAGTCCTGGCGCATCAAAATCGGTTGTGGTTCGCCAATTCAACGGATTTGGCGGTGTATTATTTGCCGATCCAGGTCTCGACTGGCGCTTTCGGCATCCTGCCGCTCAACGCCTATTTCAGGCGCGGCGGCGCCATCAGGGCGCTGATGACCTGGACCTTGGATGGCGGCGCCGGCATGCAGAACATGCTGGTGATATTCTCCACCAATGGCGAGGCTGCGATCTACCAAGGCAGCGATCCCGATGCCGTCGACGGCAGTTTCAAGCTGGTCGGCGTTTATCGTTTCGACGCTCCGATGGCTCCCGGCTGCACCGTCAACTACGGCGGCGAGCTTTACGTGCTGATTGGCACGGGTCTGGTGCCGATGTCGACGCTCTTGAAAGCCGAGGAGGATAACCTCGGTATCGCCGACCAGAACATCATGCAGGAATTCAGCGATGTCTCGAAGACGTTCCGCGATAGCTATGGCTGGAGCGTCATCATCAACAGCCAGACCAACCACGCGATCTGCAACATGCCGCTCGGCAGCGGCCAGTACCAGCAGTTGGTGCGGTTCATGCCGAACCCGATCTGGTCGAAATGGAGCAACGTGCCGTCGCGCTGCTGGGCCTGGCTTTCCAACTACGCCTATTTCGGCACCGAGGATGGCCGGATCTGCCGTAGCGGCCGTGAGTATCTCAACGATGACGGCAACCCCATCGACATCGACGTTCGCTTTGCCTGGTCGAGCTTCAAGAGCGTCAACAAGAAACAATTCAAGATGATCCGGCTCTACATGATATCGGATAGCATTCCGCAGCCGTTCGTCGATGTCGAAGTGGATTACCAGAATATCCCGCCGACCAACCAACCCGAGGCCGCCCAGGTCAACACCGCTGCGCTGTGGAATACCGCCACCTGGGATGTCGATGGCTGGGCGGTGGACGCGGTGCCACGGCAGCAATGGCAGGGGGTGGTGGGTTTGGGGCGGGTCGGCGCTCCGCGCATTCGCGCCAGCTTCACCGGCTCGACATTTTCGCTCACCGGTGCGGACGTGATCTACGAGGAGGGAGGCCTGATGTGAAAATATCCTTCGGCGATCTTCCTCCCGATGCGCAGGCGATGCTGACGCGGCATCTGCGGATCGATTTCAGTCCGTGCGACTTCAAGGCTCCGCGTTGGTTCTCGGCGTGGGCGCGCAACGATAAAGGCCACGTCATCGGCATCTTCGCCATCGAATTTCCGGTTTGGTTTGAAGGCAAAGTGACGGTGCTGGTGCTCGATCCGCGTTGTCTTTCACGAAGGGTGCTGCGGGCGATCTTCATGGCGGCGTTTTCGCAAGCGAAACGGCTCACCGCAGAAGTCGAGCCGGATAACCGTCGAGCCCTACGTCAGGTGCAGCGGTTAGGATTTGTTTACGAGGGTTATCGGCCGTTAGGGATCGAAGGTAGCAGAGACACTGTAGTTTACGGCATGCTCAGGGAGGACTGTCGCTACTTGCCAAACCATGTCGCAGACATGACACCGCGCAAGGTGCCGGTCCTCCCTGGGTACTTCTACGAAAGGGTGCATTGATGGCTAGTCAACCGACACCTCCCAACCCTTATCAAACCGCCAATGCGCAGAACCAGCAGAGCGCGCAAGCCAGCAACTACAACACCATTGCCGGCAACGCCAACGCCACCAATCCCTACGGCTCGGTCAGCTACGACCAGGGCGCCCTACAACCCACTTACGACAGCAGCGGCAATGTCGCCGGCTACGCGCCGAGATATACCCAGACCACCACCCTCGCGCCTGACCAGCAAAACCTGCTCAACCTCGAAACCCAAGCCAAGACCAACCTCGGCAATACCGCGGTAGGAGAGACGGCTGGTTTGCAGAGTGCGCTTTCGAAGCCGGTCGACCCGAGCCAATGGACGCCGTGGCAGACCAGTATGCCGACGCAGAATTTGCGCCAGGACCAGAGCCCCACGGATCGCGCCAGTATCGAAGACGCGATGATGGCAAGCTATAACCGCACCGCCGCGCCGCAAGAGCAGGCCCAGGAAGCCAGTCTGGCTGCCCGAGGTTTAGCTCCCGGCACTACCGGCTATTCTCAGTACCAGAAGACCAGTGAAGACAGCCGTGCCGAGGCCGCGCGGCAAGCCTATCTGGCTTCCGGTAGCGAAAGCCGCGCCGCGCAGGGCGCCTACAATGACACCGCGACGCAGCAGTTCAACATGCAGCAAGCGGCCAACAACTATCTGAACAATCTGCGCGGGGCGCAGATGCAGGAGGCCTATCAGGCCCGCACCCAACCGATCAACGAAGTCACGTCGCTGATGTCGGGCGCGCAGGCGACGGTGCCGCAGTTCCAGGCGTTCCAGGGCTCGCCGGTCGCAGCGTCGAATATCGGGCAGTACATCAATTCCAACTACAACGCCCAGGCTCAGCAGGCGGCGGCGATGAATGCCGGGCTGTTCGGTCTTGCCGGTGGCGCGGCCAAGCTCGGCGTCGGGATGCTGTAGGGGAGTGACGCATGGCCCGGCAGTACGCGCTACCCGAGGACACCAGGCGGTCCAACCGGGACGACCCGCGTGGCTTGTCCGGCTACATCAAGGAGACCGCCAGGAAATACGGGGTCGATCCGGATGTCGCGCTGAAAGTCGCGAAGTCCGAGGGCCTGCGCGACTTTTCCGGCGATGGCGGCAAGTCGGGCGGCGCGTTCCAGCTCTACACCGGCGGCGGGCTCGGCAACGAGTTCCAGAAGCAGACTGGGCTCGACCCGCTCGATCCCAAGAACGAAAAGGCGACGATAGACTATGCACTGAAGCATGCGTCTCAGCATGGTTGGAAGCCCTGGCACGGCGCGGCCAAGGTCGGCGTCGGCGAGTATGACGGGATTAGCGGTGGTGCCCAGGCGACTTCGACCGGGGCAAGTACCGCCACGGCCGGGGACACCGCACCGTCTGACACCTCTGCCACCCAGGTGAAGGGCACCAACATATCGACTACCACCCCGGACACTGGCGTGGATACCTCTCCAGCGGCCACAGGAGCCTCTACGAGCGATTTTATCGCCAAGCTGCAAGATCCCAAGGGCAACGCCTCTGCGGGCCTCGGCGAGACTATCTCGGGCCTTGGGCAGGCATTCGCTGGCACCGGTATGGCGGGTAAGAACCTCTACCCGTCCGTAGCTGCGACGGTTCCGGTCGCCCCCACGGCGCCGCCGCCGAATCTGGTTCCGATGGTCAATCCCCGCGCGGCAGACGCTCAGCGCCAGCAATTAGCCCTGGCGATGCAGCGGCTGAACTCCGGAAGGCTGGTCTGAGATGGCGATCTTTGCATCCACCACGCTCGGCTCCAGCGATCCGGCCCGAGCCATGAACATCAAGGCCCTGGAAGCCCGGGCGCAGGCGTTGGCGGCGACGCAGGCCAAGCAGGAACTCCCCACCAGCATGCCGAGCCCCTGGCAGGGGGCCGGCTACCTCGCCAACACCGTGGCCGATGCGGTCCTCACCAAGCGCGCCGATCAACAGGCGCAGCAGCAGCGGCAGCAACTCGGGGACATTATGAGCCAAGTAGGGCCCCAGGGTCCGAACCCGCAGCAATTGGCGGGCATCACCACGCGCGATACCGACCTCGGCAAAATGTACGCCCAGCAGGCGTTCGCGGCGCGGCAGGGCGCTGAAGAGCTTGCGGCCCGCAAGGAAGCGGCCACCCAGAAGGCTCAGGCGGATCAGGCGTATCTGGCCGAGCAGGACAGGCTGCAACAGGCGCATCCGCAAAGCGACATCGGCAAGCTCACTGCCGACGTCGGCCGCAAACCGACCGAGGAGGAAATTCAGGCCGAGATCAAGAAGAAGACCATGCCGAGCCCGTCGGATCAAGCCGCTATCGGCAAGGCCCAGACCGAGAACATCGACTTGCAGGCGACAGGGCAGGGGCTGGATGAAGCGCTAAGACTGTTGGATACCGGCAAGGTCTATAGCGACAGCAGTCTTGCAGCGCTCAGAACCGAGCACGGGCAGAGCGTACCGAAAGTGCTTCAGGGTGTTGCGGGTGTTGATCCGGAAAGTACCGACATCAGCAAACGCTACAGCCAACTCGTGAAGGTGCAGGTATTGCCAATCTTGAACAAGCTGAAAGGTTCGATGTCGAATGCGGATCGGGAATGGGCAGTGGCGACAATAGACAACCCGAGCAGCACGATAGCGGCCAAGAAAGATGTACTCCGGATGCTGAAAGTTCACACGGATGCGGCGCTGAAGCAGTCCAGCATCAACCTCAAGAATACGGGTGCTACAGCCGTTCAGGTTGAGCAGCCCGCGATAACGACGCCGGGGCAACCAACTACAGCAGCTCCGGCAGCGGGCGGCGATTTGTTGGGAGAAGCCCGCAAGGCCATCGCTGCTGGGGCTCCGAAGGACAAGGTCATTCAGCGATTGAAAGAAAAGGGCGTGGACGCTTCAGGACTGTGACATGGGCATATTCGACGATCTCATTCCTAGCGGCGACAAGGTATCCAGCAAAAAGCTGAGTGACCTCATCACGGAGCCTGCTGCCGCCACGTCTGCGGGTGCGTTCGATGATCTGCTGCCGAATGCGAAAGAGAAGGAGTTGCGCGCCCAATACCTGAAAGATCAATTGACCGCTGGCGAGCCCGGCTACAGTCAACGCCTGAAGGATAGCGCGACGCTCGGGTTGATGCGGCCCCTCGGCGGCCTGATGCGCGGTGTCAGCGGTGTGTTCGATCCAACTTCGACCTTCGGCGAGCGCTACCGTGCTGGCGTCGGCGCCGAGGAGGATTACGCTAACCGCGCGGTTGCAAACACCCCTGGTGCGCTTGGCGTGTTAACCGACATTGCTGGTGGCGTCGGCGCTGGCGGTTCCGGACGTGCAGCGGCGGCTACCACACAAGTGGCCAACGCAGCACAGACTGGTCGTGCAATAGCGCCTGCTACGGCAGAGGCCGCTGGCAGGGCAGAGCTTGGAAAAGTTATAGCGCAGGGCGCCGGCATGGGGACCGTGGAAGGCGCCGCCAGAAACGCGCAGGACGTGGGAAGCGCCGTGGAAGGCGGTGTTATTGGCGGGGTCCTGGGCGGCGGCACGTCGGCCGCTGTCGGCGGCGCGGCAAAGCTGGTCCCTGGGATGAGAGGGGCGCAGAAAGCCGCGCGCGAAGCCAACCAGGGCGATACGCCGGAAGAGCTGAAAGCCGCAGCGAAGCCGTTGTTTCAGGCGCTCGATATGGGTGGCATCGCCTACGCCCAGCCGCAGACTTTGGCGCTGAAGCAGGGCGTCGATAGTCTGATCGCCAACAATCAGTACAACAAGATCGCGCATAGCAAGATTTCCGGTTACGTCGATGAGCTGCTGCAGAAGGCGCAGCAGCCGCAGGGGATGGGCTTCAACGAGTTGAGTAACTTACGCTCGGCGTTGTCGAAGGAAGCCCGGGGCAATGACGCCTCTACCCGTGAGGCCGCCGGCAAGGTCATCGAGAAGATCGATGACCTGGTGCTGAATAACAGGCCCGCCATCAACCCCACTAACAGAAACGTCGCTGCGGACTATGGGGAGGCTCGCAAGCTGTGGCGGGCGGCTGCCATCGCTGACGATGTCGGTTATACGGCAGGCAAGGCTGAGCGTGCGGTACAGGCCAAGTCGGGCGTCAATCCCGACGAAGCCAATCGCGCAGCCTTCCGTCCGCTGCTGGAGAAAGCCGAAAAACCTGGCGTTTATAGCCCCTTTAAGGGCCCGCAGAACAAAGAGCAGCGCGATCTGCTGGCCAAGGTTGTCGAGGGTGATCGACTGCAGAATGTCTATCGCGGCGCTGGAGCGGTTGCCGGCAGTCCGCTAACGCGCGGGGTCGTGGGCACGGGGCTGGGTTTGTTAGGACTTAGTCATGGCGGGCCCGGCGCTGGGCTAGGTGGATTTAGCGTGGGATCGGCAGGGAGCGGGGCGGTGAAGAACATGCTGGACCGTGCGGCAGCTAATCGCGGCGCCGTCCACATCGACGAGCTGCTCCGCAACATCACCGGCTCGCAGCCCAAGGCTATTCCTGCGGACGCGATGCGAACACTGCTGGCGAAGCAAGCCGCGCAACGCGCCGGTGCGGCTTATGTCGGCGGCAAGCTAGGAGAACAATGATGCCGATGCAATCCGAAGCTCAGAGACGCGCGATGCATGCCGCTGCCAGCGGCAAATCCACAATCGGGATACCGAAGAAAGTCGGCAAGGAGTTCGCCGACGCCGACCAGGGCGGCAAGCTGCCGAAGAAGGTCGGGCAGTATTCGCTGCCAAAACGAGAGAGGATGAAAAATGCCAAGGACAACTGCTGACGTTCCAGCCAATGAGGCGTCCGAGTTCGCCAGGGCTCGGAGGCCCGAAGCCATCGCGGAAGCCGACGGCGCCGGCTACGCCAAGACCAAACCGCTGCAGAAGGCCCAGCAGCGGGGCAAAAGCTCGAAGCAGTACGGGCTGCCGAAATCCGGCGTGAAAGTGATGAAGATGAAGGGATGACATCGTGGCCTTTGATGGCGCAGGGACTTTTCTCCGATTGTACTCGTGGGTCGTGGACGCGACCAACAGCGTCAAGATCCGTGCCGACAGGCACGACGACGAGGACAACAATTTTGCCGACGGCTTAAGCCACTGCATCACCAAGGATGGTCAGACCGCCATCACCCAGAACATTCCGTTCAACTCCCGGCGCATCGTTTCGCTGGCTGATCCGATTGATCCGCAGGATGCCGCGACCAAGGACTACGCCGACACCAAGATGCCGCTGGATGGCTCAGCGCCGATCACCGGCGATGTCATCGTCAAGAACGCCGATCCGGCTCTGACGCTCGACGGCACCGCCGGCCACAAAGACAGCATCATCGGCCAGAAGGGCGACAAGAACCGCTGGGAGCTGGTGCTCGGCGACGCGACGGCAGAGAGTGGCAACAATGTCGGATCGGATTTCGATCTGATCGCCTATGCCGACGACGGCGCCACGGTAACAGGCACCGCGCTGTTCGGCAGCCGCTCGACCGCGCTATTGACCGTCAAAGCCAATCCCACCACGGCGCTCGGCATCGCCACCAAGCAATACGTTGACACGGCGGACGCCACCAAGCTGCCGATAACGGGCGGCACCGTCAGCGGCAATCTGCAGGTCAACGGCTACGTGCAGGCCAGCAGTGAAATAGGCAGCTCGGCGAATGTATTTCGTTTCGGCGCCGTCGGCTCTAGTCCCGGCTACATCCAAAGGCAGGGTGGCGGCAGCTATGCGCTCGGCGGCGGCGGCACCATTTGGCACACCGGTAATTTCAATCCATCCGCGAGCGTCCTGGTCACCAACGGGCGGCTAGCGCTGGCGGGCGACGCCTACGTCAGCGGAGAGTATGGCGGCCCCCCTAATCCCGTGCCCGAGGCGTTTTCCGGCGCCGTCATGACCGGCATGGGCGGCCATTTGCTCGCTTACGTCGGACGCTTCCGTTATCTGCAGCTGTACACCACCAGCTGGTTCACTGTGAGTTACTCAGGATGACCACCATCGATCACGGCAATTGGCTTGCCTATACACCCGCGCCACCGCCAGAAGGTGCGCCCGCCAATGCGATGTTCGCACGCCGCGAAAGCGATGGCGTCGACTGGTACGATTACGTCAATCCCGGCACCAACTTCCAACCGGGCACCGTCGTGATTGCCGCCTATCTCGCGCCGCAGACCGGTCAGTACATCGTCGGTCCGGCGACCTACACCCACACCGCGATATTCCCGGCAGGCTGCATCGTGCATGAGGTGACGGATTACGCTGGCAGCGATCCGCAAGCCGACCTCGGCTCGAAAGCTTTTGATCCAGCAACTGGCGCCTTCACCGACCCGATCATTCCGTCGCAAACCGGAGCCCTGCAAGACTTGGTGGCGCGTCTCGCGGCGCTGGAAGCCAAACAGAGAGGCGCATGAGCGATGCCTTTCAACGGGTCTGGCCTGTTTGTCCGGATACGCAACTGGGTTGCTGACGCGACTGCAGGCATCAAGATCCGTGCCGATTATCACGATCTCGAAGACGACGGGTTTGCCGACGGGTTGTCGCAATGCATCGTCAGGGACGGCCAGAGCGTGGTGCTGGCGAACATCCCGATGAACTCAAAGCGGCTGGTTTCGCTGGCCGACCCGGTCGATCCGCAGGACGCGGTGACCAAGGCTTATGACGACCTCAAGCTGCCGCTGACGGGCGGCACGATCACCGGCAGCCTCACGGTGAACGGGCAAGTGACGACGACCGCGTACAAGTGCCGTGCGGGTTTCTCGGGAGCCTATGGCGCGAACTGGTTCAACTTCAACTGGACTGCCAGCGGCATGGAGATATGGGCCGACAATTACAAATGGGGGATTGTAGCCACCCAGGACTACGTCGAGACCCGGGCCCAGGCCTGGGCTCACGCCATCGCCGATCCCAAGGTCAACCGCGCCGGCGACACCATGACCGGCGGTCTGACGGTCAACGGCGAACTGGTCGCCGCCGCAACTTATCTGCGATTTCAGTCCAGCGGCGGACCCGGCTACATCATCTGGAATGGCGGCGGCAGCTATGCGCTCGGCGGCGGCGGCAACATCTGGCACACCGGCAATCTGAACCCGGTGCAGTCGGTGCGGCTGGCGGGGTTCAGCGGCGGAACCGTATGCACGGGGGTAGGCAGCTACGGTGTTGCTGGCGGCATTACTGTCGTGACCAGTCTTAATTTGAATTACCTGCAATACCTAACGCCCGGCGGCTGGGTCACGGTGGGCGGATGACCCAGATCATCGATCACGGCAAATGGGTGACCTACCAGCCGGATAAGCTCCCGCCGGGGATGCCGCCCAATGCGCTGTTCGCCCGCCGGATAGCCGATGGCATCGATTGGTACGACTATGTCAGGGACGAAAACAGTTTCAGCGCCGGCACGGTGAAGTTCACCGCGACATGGCAGGACATCCATAACGGCTACATCATCGGGCTTGCAACCCGCGACCCGACCATGCTGTTTCCGGCAGGGTCATTGCTGCGGGAGATCATTGATTACCACGGCAGCGACGATCTGCGCCTAGAGCTGGGCAACAAGCTGTACCATCCGGACACCCACACGCTGCACGATCTGCCGCCACCGCCGCCGCCGTTCGATTTCCAGGGCCTGGAAGCCCGGGTTGCCGCCATCGAAGCCAAACTTAGGGATCTGAGCCATGGGCGCTAACATCTGGTTCTGGCTAATCTACGTGATCACGCTGCTGTTCGGCGTTTGGGGCATGAACCCGTGGCGGCCGGCGCAGCAGGCCTGGGCGCCGTTCGGTGGCTGGATGATCCTGTTCATCTTGATTGGAATACTCGGGCTGCACGATTTCGGCAGTCCCATTCGTTGACGCGGAGGGTGCGGACGAACCCATAGCGCTTCCCTCGGCCGAACCGTTCACGCCGAAGATTTGTAGAGGTTGCTGATACCATGAGCGACGTTTCCGGCATCCCCAATATGGGCTTCGGCGGCGGCAACTTCTTCGCCCCGCAATTCTCCTACAACCCGCAGATAAACCCAACTGCGGGGTATGCGGCGCCGGCGGCTTACGCTCAGAACCAATTCAGTAACCTTACGAATAATCTGAGGGCGTCCGAGCAGTATACCGCCAATCTCATAACGTCCGCAGCCATGGCGATGCCGAACAGTCCCGAGGGCGCGTTCGCGAACATGGACCCCGGCAGGACGCCCGGGGGCGGCTACAGCATGCCGTCCTTCGATACCGGCCCGGGGCCTTTCGGCTATACGTCCGGCGGCGCGGGCGCGCTCGATCTGAGCCAGGTGGGCAACCCGTTCAGCGGCGGCCTCGGCAACGGTGGCGGTGGGTATAGCGGGCCGTCCATCGACTGGGGCAGTGTCGGCAGCGCCGCAGGCAATATGTCCGGCGCGAGGCAAGACCCGTTCCCCGGCATGTCGATGCCGGGAGGCTTGAACTCGCCGATGTCCGGACCGTCGAGCGGCGGCTTCGATTGGTCGAAGCTGTGGAGCGGCGGCAGCATGCGGGAAGATCCAGCCCCTAGCATGGCGATGCCGGGCGGGCTGAACTCGCCGATGACCTTCCCGCAGCAACCGCAACAGCAGCCGCAGCCGCAACCGCAGCCGCAGACGGCGACCGCCGATCCTTACCCCGGCATGGCGATGCCGGGCGGATTGAACTCGCCGATGACGATGCCGCAGCCGCAAAGCACGCCGGCCAGTCCGTTCGATGTCGGGACGTCTCCGATATCAGGGACCGAGTTTGCCGGACCCTATGGCGGCGGCCTCGGCGTCGGCGGGCTCGACTGGGGCGGGCTGCAGGGCGCGACCTATCAGCCGCCGGCCGAGCCGAACCGGTATCAGACGGTCGGGCCGCAAGCCACTTCGTCTTTCGACCGCTATTTCGACGTCACTTCCGCTAACGACCCGGAGCGTTTCCTCAGCCAAGCCGAAGGCCGTCCGCAACTCACGGGGGGCTCGGAGGCCGATAAAACAGCTGGCGGGGCGCTGACACCGGGCGGTGGCCTACCGGCTGCCGATCTGATGGCGCAGGCCAGGGATCGACTGGCGAAGCTGATGGGCACGCCCGAGGGGCCGCCAGCGCCGCCGCAAATTCCCGAACCGCCTGCCGATGCAGCGGCTATTCCGCTGCCCAGAAGGCGGCCCGACGAGGCGCCTGATCGGGTCGAGCCAGCCGACATGAGTACAGCGGGGAAGGTAGATACTCTCCGCAACACGCTCAAACAGGAGTTGGCGGCGCAGGATTTGGTGATGACTTCGGACTACCGGGGTCCGGGACATGAACTTTACAGACCCGGGTCGCAGCATAGTGATGCTTTGGCTTTCGACACCCGCGCCCACACGCCTGCAGAAGCCGACACGGCAATGAACAAAATCCGCGAGCTGTTCGGGGCTCGGGGAATGACGGAGGGCAGAGGCGGGGATTATTTCTTCATCGATGAAGCGCGGAACCCTATTCCAGGGATAACACAAGGCGCGCATCTTCACACCACGCTTACGCCGCAGGGTATGGAGAAGTATCAAGAGCAAGCCTACCAAGATCCGTACCCGAATGCGCCGCGACCTCCCGGCGATATCCCGGGCACGGCGGCGCCGTTCCCGGCGAGGCCCGAGGGCCCGGTCGAGTGGGATCCGAATGCGCCGCGTCCGCCGGCAGACATTCCCGTCAACGATGTCAGAAGCGACGTCATCGCACCTCCGGCAGAGCCCGTTCCGCTACCTACCGCGCGCCCTAATGCGGCGGCTAACCTTGCCCAGGCCCATAGCGTGCTCGACAGCAACGTTGGCGATCTGGTGCGGAAGAACTCGCCTGATAACGCCGACCGTGTCCCGTCCAGCATCGCCAGCCAGACCCTGCGCGAGGCGCTGGGCAACGCCATGACCGGCGGCATGATCCGGTCCGGCATCGGGCCGTATCTGCCCCAGCTTGGCATCACCCAAGCTGATTTCAACAAAGCTATCGCCCAGGGCCAACTGGCTTCGCCGCCCCGGTTCGGCGCGGAGGAGGCTGGTCCGCCGCAAGCCGGTGCTGGCACCAGAAGCCCCGACTATTGGGACATCCCGAAGGCAGGCACGCCGGAATGGAATGCCGGCATCTACGAGCCGATGGTAGGCAGCGGCGTGATGCAGCGCCCGGAAAACCAGACCATCGGCGGCGCCAGCTCGTACGCCGATTTCACCAGAAGCGGCAATGTCGAAGACCGCAGGACTGAATTTCTAAATCAAGACCAGTTGGCGGCCTTGAAAGCGCGCGGGTTTAGCTACTACACGCCGCCGTATGGGCCGGCAGAGCCGTCTACGCCGTTGGGTGCCGCGCTTGGATTGGGGGACCTACCCGTGCCAACAGGTTCGGCGGCTACCATGTCGCGCCCGCACGGCATCGCGGGTGACGGCAGCGGCAGCGTATGGGATCGCGTGGCATTGCCTGGCGGCATGCCCAGCTCGCAAGACCTGCTCGGCTACACCCCGCAGCAATGGCCGGACGAGGCTTATCCCGCCAGCTTCAATGACCGTTTTACGGGGGACAGCACTGCGCCGTCGAGCATGCGCGACTTCCAGAGCCCTGCAAACGACTACAGCACCTTTCAGCAGATACCGCAGCCGGCAGGCCCGACGATGCCGAGCTGGCAGTCGAGCATCCCTGCAACCCAGAGAAACGCTGATGTTGTCAAAGCTATCCAGTCGGTAGCCGACAGGTTCAACATCCCGCCCGAGGCCATCGCGAGCGTCGGGGGGTTGGAAACCGGCGGCACCTGGAACCCGCGATCCCGCACCGGGACCCAAGCGGGGGCGTTTCAGATCGCCCCAGCGGATTTCAAGACCGCTGGCGGTACACTCGGCGGCTTGACCTACGATCAATATCGACGCGCCCCGCTCGCCCAGCAGATCGCTGCCTATGGCGACTATATCGCTTCCTCGCCGAACGCCGGTTATCTCAGAGGCGTGCAGGACCCGGCGTTGGCGGCATCCCTGCTGCAGGGCATACAGTTTGCACCACAGAGCACGACTTGGTCGGAAAGGATGCTGATCGGCGATACCGGAACGCCGGTTCGCCGGCAACAAGACCAAGCCAGAGAACTGGGCAATACCAGCATCGACGCCATGAGGGACGCCATGGCGCGCAGGATAGCGGGTTGGCCGCAGACGCAATCCTTGCTGGGAGGACGGTGATGCTACTTCCCGGGAAACTCGATCTCGTAACAATGCTTCCGGTCCTTGCTAGGACGGCCGACGGCGTCCCGGGCGTAAAGGCAGTAACCAGCGGTTTCGAGTTTTTTCGTCAACTTCTCCGCAGCTATGCAAGCCGTATCATCCTCGTCGGACGCGCTGTGACATGCGCCAGCCCGGTCTTGGTACATTTCTATGACCGGCAACCACTTGCGATCACTCTCGCGAAATCTAGTAGCGTGTGCCGGAACGGTCAGGGCGAGCAGCAGGGCTGCGGCAATCAGGGTCTTCATCGGGGAAATAACCTTCTCAGTGGTGGGGTTTGAATATGCACACAGCAACGATCTATGTCAACCCTACGTTGCCGGATGAAATCGGCTTTGCGCAGGCCGCCGGCATGCCGGGCGACGTGCGGTTTTACTTCAAAGGCCTGGACGGGCTGCCGTATACCGACATCGTCGGCCTCAACCCGCAACTGGTGATGCTGCCGTTCACCGACAGCGGCATCTACGGCTATGACATCGTGGTTCACGACGTCAGCGGAGCCTCGGGCATCGCCACCTTGCCGGCCTCGGTGATGAACGACAGGTTCAACATCGAGGTCTACACCCGCAACGATCAACTGCAACCGCAGGACATGATCGCGTGCGGCCGGATCGATCTCACCGGATACGGCTACGCGATTTACGGGCCGTTGGCGCCGGCGAGCTATTCGGTTGGGCCTATGGGGCCGACGGGCCCGATGGGGCCGCGCGGCGTGCAAGGCGACCAGGGCCTGCGCGGCTCGCGTTGGTACACCGGCGCCGGAGCCCCCGGCAACGTTCCGGACACCCGGATCGAAGGCGACATGTGGCTCGATGAAACCAGCGGCGACGTCTGGCGCTGGAGCGACCTGACCAGCAGCTGGACCGTGTTCAAGGGGACGGTGGCATGAGCTGGAGCACGGAAACCAACATCAAGGGCCCGACCGGGTCGCAAGGTCCCGTCGGGCCTACAGGTCCTGTCGGGCCCCAAGGCGTGCCTGGACCACAGGGGCCGCAGGGACCGCAGGGCGCCAGCGGCACCGGCACCGGCAACGTCAACGGCCCCGCCAGCTCCACCAACAATAACATCGCGGTGTTCAACGGCACCAGCGGCACGCTCATCAAGGATGGCGGCGTGGCCATTGCCGCCTTGGCGCCGCTGGCTTCGCCGGTCTTCACCGGCGATCCGCAAGCCCCGACCCCTGCGACGGCGGATAGCGACACCTCAATTGCGACGACGGCTTTCGTCAAGGCGCAAGGCTACGCCACCAACGCAGCTCTCCCGGCGCCTGCGACCGCCATCCCGTTGATCGAGAGCGGCACCGGCGCGGTCGGTACCGCGACCAAATACGCCCGCGAGGACCACGTTCACCCGATAGCCGCAGGCGGTGGTTCAACCGTGTACATGGCGGACACGCCGCCGGTCGGGGTGCCGGACAAATCGCTGTGGATCGAGACCGACACCGGTCTGATGTTCTCGCGCTACAACGACGGCACCTCCACGCAGTGGGTGATGGTCCCCGGCGGCATCAGCGGCAGCGCGGTGCGGTTCGATATCGCGCAGACGCTGACCGCCAATCAGCAGGCGCAGGCGCGCAGCAACATCGCGTTGATGAAGAAAAATTATGTCGTCAACGGCGCAATGATGATGTCGCAGGAGAACGGAGCGGCACAGGGAACTACTAACAGTTATTACCCCGTCGATCAGTTTTTGACGGCTATCAGTTCCGGCACGACGCCAACGCTTTCGCAGGTCGCAAAAGTGACGCCGGCAGGCTCACCTAACCGTATTCGAATTACAGCCAGCTTGGTCCATGCGTCCGTCGCTGCGTCAGATGTTTTTATTCTGATGCAAAATATCGAAGGGTTGCGCGCTGCCGATCTGAAAGCAGGATCGGCGTCCGCAAAAACCGTTACCCTGCAATTCGGGGTTTGGGCTCCGGCTGGCACCTACTGCGTCGCGATACGCAATACTGCAAATAATCGCAGCTACGTCGCGGAATTTACCATCGCGGCGGGAGAAAGCTACACGGATGTCGTCAAGTCCGTCGTCATTCCGCTTGATCAAATCGGGACATGGCCAATCGACAACACTGCCGGGTTGGTGATTTCATGGACCTTGATGGCGGGTTCGAACTTTCAGGCCGCTCCCGGCAGCTGGCAGGCTGGAAACCTCGTCGCCACTGCCAACCAGCTCAACTTCATGGGCACGCTCAACAACACTTTCGAACTGTTCGACGTCGGTCTTTATGAAGGCGCTACCGCGCCGCCGTTCATGGTGCCGGATTACGCCAGCGAGTTGATGGCGTGCATGCGCTATTGGGAAAAGACCCTCGTTGTGACCTGTGCGATAGCGAATGTGGGTCCTACCCATAGTTTACTAGCCGTAAAACGGGCAGCTCCAGCGCTCACACTGGTCTCTGTGAGTTCAGGCACTGGCGCTGCGTATGCCATGGTTGGTGACCAGAATGGGGTCAGGTTTTGGCAAACGGCTGCACATAGCGTCCTTGCTACGGCAACGCTTACTTTTAACGCGAGGCTCTGAGGATGGCGTTCGATTTTCCCAACGCGCCGACCGTCGGCCAGATCTACCAGGGCTGGAGCTGGGACGGCGAGAAGTGGCTGCAGGCAGTGACGACGCCGCTGAGCGGCGCGGTCAGATACGACATCGCGCAGGGCCTGACCGCCAACCAGATGGCGCAGGCCCGCAGCAACGACGGGATGATGAAGAAAAACTACATCATCAACGGCGGAATGCAGGTCTCGCAAGAGAACGGCGCGACGGCAGGGACGGCTAACGGATATTATCCGGTCGATATGTTTGGAGGTATTTTTTCCAATGCAGGAACGCCGACACTTCAACAGGTAGCAGTTGCCACACCCGGGGGGTCGCCAAACAGACTACGCGTGACTGCGACTGCGGCTCACGCTGCGGTAGCGGCTGGCGATTACCTTTTTATCGGCCAAAATCCTGAAGGTTTCAGGGTAGCTGATTTAAGGTTCGGATCAGCGGCGGCAAAAACGTTTATCGTGCAATTCGGTGTCAAGGCTCCGGCGGGCACTTACTCGATGTCTTTCGTCAATGCTGCGGCTAACCGCACTTATGTAGCCGAGTATGTTATCGCGGCCGGTGAGGCGAACACCGATGTCGTCAAGTCAGTTGTCGTTCCTGGGGATGTTACGGGAACGTGGGCTGTGGACAACACGGCGGGGGTTTATATTCGCTGGTCGTTGATGTGCGGCACCACTAATCAATTGGCTGCTGGAGCATGGAGTGCGGGTAATTTTCAAAGTTCGCCCAACCAGTTCAATCTCATGGGCGCGGTCAACAACGTCTTCGAACTGTTCGATGTCGGCCTGTACGAGGGTAACGTCGCGCCAGCGTTCATGGTGCCGGACTACGCCAGCGAGCTGGCGCTATGTAAACGTTACTGGCAGAAGCTCGGTGGGGATGTTGCAACGGACTGCATTATCTCGTCAGGCTATTCCCCAACCGCAGGAGCCGGTCTCGGGCCAACAATTCACTACCCGGTGGCGATGCGGGCGATCCCGGCATCCGCGTTTGTAGGGGCATGGACGCCGGTAAATGTAAGCAACCTCACACCTACTGTTGGCACACGCAGTCTGTATTATTCGATTGCTGTGACCGGAACTGGCGTGGCCTATACGCAAAATGGTGCTGGTGCGTACATCAGTCTGAACGCGAGGCTCTAGATGAGCACGTCCGCCTTCGTCGCGCTGCATCTGGTGCTGCTGCACACCGTCGACGGCCGCGCGACCCTGGTCAATCCGGATCAGGTCGCCAGCATCTCGGCGCATGTCGAAGGCGAGAAGAACAAGGTGCTGGTCGAAACCGTGCAATGCGTCATCGGCCTGACCAACGGCAAGTTCATCAGCGTGATCGAGCCCTGCAACGAGGTGCAACAGAAGCTGGAGGCAGCAAAATGAGCGAGCCGATCAATCCACGCGTAGTGGACTTGTCGCATTGGGATCCGGCGCAGGATTACAACAAAGTCAAGGCCGATGGTATTGTCGGCGTCATCTACAAGGCCACCGAAGGCCAGGGCTACACCGACGACACCTATGCCGACCAGCAAAAGGCCGCCAAGCAAGCCGGCTTGAAGTGGGGGGCTTATCACTTCGCCGACGGCAGCAACGTCGACGGCCAAGTGGAGAATTTCCTGAACTTCGCCTGCCCGGACCCCGACGAGCTGTTTGCGCTGGACTGGGAAGACAACCCGTCCGGCAGCGGCAAGATGAGCCTCAGCAATGTCAAGGCGTGGATCACCAAGGTCGAGGACGCGTTGGAGCGCCCCGGCGAGTGCGTGCTCTACGGCGGCAACACCATCAAAGAGGCGCTCACGAAGCCCGACGAGTTTCTCGCTGAGCGGCGACTGTGGCTATGCCAATACGGTTCGAGCCCGTCGCTGCCGCCGGGCTGGGACGACTACTGGCTTTGGCAGTTCACTGATGGACAGGTCGGACCGAGCCCGCATAGCGTCGACGGCATCGGGCCCTGCGACATCAACTCGTATCAGGACTCGCCTGCCGATCTAGTCGACGAGTGGGCTTCAGGATCGAAACAGCCGAAACCACCAAAACCACCCGTACCGTCGGAGACGGCGACCGTGCATCTCAACATTCAGACTTCCGGCGAGGTGGCGGTTTCAATCGCCGTCAACGGCGAGGTAATCTACGGCGACTGACCAAGGAGAATACCTAATGGCCACAGACACCAGCAAGATTACGGCTGCCGCGACCACGCTTGGCAACGAGATCGCCAATGCCATCAAAGCGCTCGATGCGGCGATTGCCGCAGGCGGCGGCTCAAATCCGGTGCCGCCTGATCCGAACCCGGCGCCGGATCATCCTTACGAGGACTTCACCACCTACTACAAGCACACCAGCGGTACCGTGAACATCACCGACAAGACCAAGGCGCAGTGCATCGTCAAGAACGGCGATCATTCGCCGTGGGACGCCAAATGCGATTTCGCCGGCATGAACGGGCCGAAGTTTGCGACCGGGAAAAACGTGCATCTGGATTACTGGTTCAAGATCGAGCCTGGCACGATCTCCACCGGCAACTGGGTGATCTGCGGCGAGATCCACAATGACGATGACGCACTGGGACGCGGCACTTCGCCGCCAGTCTCATTGCATTTTGATAAAGACTTCATGCAGGTGGTCGCCATCGCCGGCGGGTCGAGCAGCTCCAACGATCAGTGGATGTGGCCGTACAAGGACACCAATAAAATTCAACGCGGCCACGACTACCACATTCAGGTCGATGCAAAGTTCACCCAAGACGGCTATCTGAAAGTGCGGCGCGACGGTCAGACGTTGGTCGATTACAAAGGCAATCTGGGCTACGGCACCGGCACCTATTGGGTAGTCGACATCTACCGCTCCAACACCAATCCGACCACTACGGAAACGCTGTCGGTTGTCTTCTGGAATATGCAAGTCTGGACCGACTGATGCTGTTGATCATCCTGCTATCGATTATCATCACTGCCGCTCTGGTTGGCGGTCTGTTTTTTCCATTCTGGACCAACTGATGGATTGTTGGCTGTGGATATTTGCCGCCTTCATGCTGGGCGGGTTCATCGCCACCGTAACTATGGCGATGCTGAGCATAGCTAAAAGCCGAGACAATCAGTGACAGGCGTCGCCCCGCGCTGTATGGTGTCTGAGGTAGGTATGGCAGCATTAAAAACCCCGCCGGAGCGATCCGGCGGGGTTGTTTTCGTTTGCGATGTCAGAAGGGTTCCTTCCCATCGCCTTCCTCGACCTCGCCATCATCGAAGGCGCTGCCGGGCGTGGGCCGGCCATCTAGCCGCTGGCGGCCTTCGGACTTGATGATCTGAAGATGGTTCAAACCGAACGAGACGCCCTTGCGTCCGGTATGGGTCCACGCAAACGGCACCACGTTGGCGCGCACCAATTGACCGGACCAGACCTCTTCCGGCAGCAGGATATCCTCACGATCCTTATCGACCACCCCGGGCTTGTTCTTCGACCACGGCGAAATGAAGGTGTCGCCGGCATGGTAGCCGTCATAGCTCTTTTCGCCCGCATCCCTGAACGGCATGATGACGCTCTTGAGGTTGGCATTGTCGCCGAACTCCTTCTTGGCCGCTGCAACGCAGGCGTCCTTCAACGCCTTGTAGGCCGGCGATTTCTGTTGCTCCGGATTAAACAGCAGTGAGCAGGAGTAGACGGGCTGGCCGCCTTCGGCGCGGGGCCGGGGAGTGAAGATGTTGGCGAATGAAAGGGTCGCATAGGGGGTGTTGATAGCGGTCATAATCTAGCTCCATGATCTGGTTAAGTGAAGGGATTACTATCCGTCAAAATAGGCTCCTCGTCAACATCATCGAATACGGACGCGGCCCGATCCTGGTGCTTGCTGGCGAAGGCCTTGCACTCGGTTTTGCGCACGCACCAGCGGCAATGCGGTCCGGCGTTTTCAGTTTGGTCGCCGCTGCGGATTTTCATGATGGCGGGATAGACTTCATCGTTGCGCCAGTCGCCGAGGTCGCCGAGCGTCGTGACATAGGAGCGCAACACTTGACCCTCGATGCGGGGCTGGCAGATCGTCAATGTCACCCGCATCCGTGGCCGCTTCTCCATGATGTGCGACGACAGCGCCAACGCGTAGAGCTTGAGCTGCGGTCCATCAGGGTTGACGACATGACCTTTGCCGAATTTGAGGTCGGCAATATAGAGGTCCTTGCCGGCATGCACGCCGCAGTCGAGGGTGCCCCAGACCATCTGCGAGGTGCCGGGGACCACCAGACGTTTTTCCAGGAATACGTTGGCCTTCGGCAGCGCCATCAAGCCCTGAACGTAGTGGATGTACGGGTTCAGCGCCCGGCACATCCCGGGCGAGACGATGAACTGTTCGCCCTCGACAGTGACCTTATCGGGCAGGAAGACATCCCCCTTCAAGGTCATCTCGGCGACCGCGTGCGCGGCGGTGCCCTCGCGAGCGTATTTCGACGACGGCCGCACCATGTCCTTGGTTTTGGTGACGCTGGCCGGGCAGGCCAACCACATCGCGGCCGAGGAGGGTGAGCACGCCGCGTGATCGGTCATACGCTACCCTTACCCGGCAAAGTGATCGGCCGCTTTTTGTTTCTTCGGCTGGTCTGACTGCCGTTGAAAGCAGGATATTGCTTACCGCGTACCGCAGATCCGCCCGGGAGGGACTTCTTCCTGGCGTTGCGGATCGCCTGGGTTTCTTTCCAGCCTCTCGGCGCCAGCGGTCTCATTTCAGCGCCCCGGCGTCGATGGCCTCGCGGATCGGCAGGAAGCTCTCGGCAGTCAGCTCGCGGAACGACTTGGCGCCGTTGCCGAAGCGGGACAGCAACTCGAACACTTCCTTCTGGTGACCGTTGGCGTAGGCCTCCTGCAGATCGTTGATGGTGCGCTGCCGGATCTTGATGATTTCGTTGACATCAGGTAGCGGCTTTTCCACCGGCGGCTCCTCATGGATAACCCCTTTGGCTCCTGGCGGAACAACACTCAAATCCGTAGGCTCAACCTTAGCCTTGGCCACCTTGGCGGCCCGCGCCTTCGCCATCCGGTCGGCAGCCTTGGCTTTCGCAGCCGCATTCACGCCCGCGTCCGGTTTCGGTTTGTCCACCGGCTTATGCACTGGCTTGTCCACCGGGCTGTCCACAAGGCCCGGATCGTCCAGCATGAACTCAGGGTTCGGGTTGGCCTTGGCGGCAGCCCGCTTCGCCTCGTACACGGCACGGAGCTGTTGATAGTCGGCGACGACGTGCTGCATGGCGGTAACGATCTCCACCATGTTCTGACCTTCAAACGTTAGCTTCACTGTTATTCTCCTGTGGTTGCGGGGGGCTTAGTATCGAACAATTGGGTGAACTCGCGGGCCTTGCGCACCAATAAGCTGTTGATCAAATCGTCGACGGTGCCGGCCGCCGAAAGCATCCGAGCCACGACGCCGTCCTGTTGGCCGATGCGATGCACCCGGCAGGCGGCTTGCGCGTTGTCCATCGGGGTCCATGAGCTTTCGACAAACACCACGTCGGAGCATTTGCACTTGGGCCCGACCAAAGTAATCGCGGTGCCGGCGGCCTGGATGTTGCCGACGAACACCCGGCAGTGCGGGTCGTTCAAGAACTTGTCGACCGCCTCCTCGCGCTCCCTAGGACGCGTGGTCCCGACCAGCACCGCCGGAGAGTATTCGCCGAGATGCCGCGCCAAGGCGGCGATGACGTGGGAATGATGCGCGAACACCAATACTTTGCGGTTGTCGGGCAGATTGTCGAGCATGTCGACCAAATACTCGGTGGCGCCGCGCAGCTTGGCGATCCCCAGCATTCTCCGGATCGTCATCAGACCGACGCTGTTGCTCATGATCCGCAGCGCTTCGACGGCGGCATCTATATTCGTTTTAGGCGCTTCGGCCATGATGCGGGTCACGGCCTCTTCGAACTTCGCGGCCTCTTGCAGCGAGAAGTGGGCGGCGTCGAGCGGAACCGGGACGACATCCCACAGGATCGGCGGCAAGTCCTTGAAGACGTCCTCCTTCCTGACCCGGAGCATGAACGGCGCGATCAGCTTCTTGAGCACGTCGAGGTTCTTGGAGCCCTCGATGACCCGGATCATGCGCGGGCCGCCGAAGCTCTTGTGGGTCACCCGGCAAAACCGCTCTTCGTAAGCGATGCGGCTCATCGGGGTCCCTTGCAAGGATCTGAGGCCCTGCGGCCAGCAGATGTCCAGCAGGGTGTAGAGGTCGCCGGCATGATTTTTCATCGGGGTGCCGCTGAGTGGGGTGATGTCGCCCAGCTTGAACGCGGCACGGCGCAGGGCTTTGACCCGGTTGGTGTCGGCGGAATTGAAGGCATGGGCTTCGTCGATGGCGGTCATGTCAAAGGCGGCACCGTCCGCCAAAGCGCGGGGGACCTCCCCGTCTTTCTGCGACATCAGACCGTGACTGACGAGGTAGTAGGTCCCGGGCTTCCGTAAGTCGGCGGCGGTCTTGACCACGACCACGAGCCCGGAGCCGTGCCAGAGATGCACTTCGCGTTTCCAAACCAGGACGGCGGTGGCCGGCACCAGCGCCAGCACCCGGTGCGCCTTGCGCGCCTTGACCGCCTCGATGAAAGCCCGGGTTTTGCCGATGCCCATGTCGAGGCCGAGATAGGTCGGCACGCCCTGCGCGAGACGGTTGGCGGCAACGGTCTGATGCGGAAACAGCGGCGAAAGGCTCATGCGAATAGTTCCGGGGTACGGGGGAGGATGCAGTGGACATAGTACCAGTCGCCGATCAGCAGCGCTTCGGCGCGGTCGGCGTCTTTCTTGCGGTCGAGATGTTTATTGTGGTCAGGCCATTTACGGATCGCCAATTGCCGCGCGGCTTCCTTATGCGCGGTGCGGAGGCCGTGAAAGGACTTCCATTGACCGGGTGTCACCAGGGTCAAAGGAAGCCTGAGAGCGCCGGCAACGCCGTGGATGATGCCGGCGCCCATGCCGAATTTAAAGGTGCTGGCGACGCCCTGCTTGGGCATGGAATGCACGTTCTCGACCACCATTTGCGACACCTTCATGTCTGAAAGAGCGTGGGCGAAGGCGGCGGCATCCAGCATGCCGTTGACGGTCCTGATGTCGTCGACAAACACCGGGACGGCGTCGTGAAACACGGCAACAGCGGCATGCACCGCACCGGGATCGATGGCGGCGAAGATCATTTGCGATGCTCCGCCAAGCGCTTGAGCAGGCGCTCGGCCTCCGCGATCTTGTAGGCGTTCAAATGATGCTCGATGCGCTTAGCCATCTCATCCAGCACCCCCGGAGCGTGCAGATGCGTCCGGCGCCAGCGCTCATCGGCCCTGATCTCCGCGTCTTCGATCATTTCGTAGATTGCAAACACCAGGCCGCCGAAAATCCAGAGACCGACAAACCACAGGGGGACGGGGAACAGGAAGATCATCACAACTCCTCAGCGATGTAGAGACGTGGCTTGCCGTTGACGAAACCTTCCTCAAGAACCTTTCGGCGTCCGAGCACCGTCTCGCTCCTCGGTTCCCAAGTAATCCGGTCGCCCTTGCCGACATGGAACAGGGCCGTCAGTTTCAACCCGTTGATGTCGTCGCCGACAGCGAGCCGCCGGCTGCGGTCAAGTAACGTATAATCAGTCATTTGCGTGCAGCCTTGCGCTTGAGCCGGAAATCCTTGATCAGGGCGTCCATCGGGCTCTCGATCAGGCCCTCGTCTTGCGCCACCGCGAACAATGCCGGCGCCCAGGCGCCGGGAACGCTGTTGCGGCTGACCCAGCCCTGCATGGTGTCGACCCCGGGCGGCGAGAACCCCAACGCCATCAGCTTCTCGGTGGTTGCTCCCACGCCGCCGAGCTTGACGATGATGTCCCGCACCTTCCATACCGGGGCGACGGGATCGACGATGATCCGTTCACGTTTCGGCATCTCAGTGATCCCTCTGAATACGAATAGTCTGACGGGTCTCGCCAGAACGAACCGCGCCATCATCATGCAGCACCCGGCTGTGGCCGATCTGCTCATGTTCGGGACGCCCCAGCCATTGCAGCGCCCGGTTGATCTCTTCGGCAGTGCAAGGCTTAGCGCCGCAAGGTCCGGCATGCGCGGGAATGGCGAGGGAAGCGAGAGCAGCAAACGACAAAACAATCTTTTTCATCTCAGTTCTCCACTAGCTTGACGGTCTTGAAGGGGGTGGCCTTGACGAAGGGAGCTATCGCCGCCTCACCAAAGGCTTCAGTGATGGCTTTGCGATCCAGCGTCTCACGGACGCCGGGGACGATCAGGGCGGTGTATTGGTCACCTTCAAGGTTCGCGCCTTCGGCCAACAGCTGTTCGCGTAGTTCATCGGCACGCTCTTGCAGCTGTTTGATCTCTTCGCGCACCGCTGCGAGTTCGTCGGCGGGGTGGATATTGGGGAGTTCAACTTTGGGCTTGGGCATTAGTTTTTTCCGTTGTTGTCGTTGGCGACGCAGATGGAGTACATCGGCGGCTTCGCCTCGGCGAGGATGGTTTGGGCTTTGACGCACAACGCCTCGGTGCGAAACGCGACGTATTGCTTGGGACCGTTCGATGCAGGCATGACGATCAGGAGAAACAACATAGGGAGCATGAAAGGCGTCCTTCGGGTTGAGTTTCAACATACATGATAAAAATACATTGTCAACCCCTTTGTGATCGGCTATGGTTTGCATCCGCCACGGACACACCGGCTTGCTTCGCAGGCCCTCCGTCGCGAGGAGACCGTCATGCCTGCAGCCTCACAAAATTTGCATCTCGACTTTGAAACCACTTGCGACCTCGACCTCGCCAAGGTTGGCGTTCACCGCTATGTCGCGCACCCGTCGTTCCAGGTGCTGTGCGTGGCGTGGATGTTCGAAGGGCGCGCGGCCTGCAGCGCCGGCATCGTCGGACCACCGATGGAATTGCAGACGGCGATAGAAAACCCCGATGTACAGGTGCACGCCTTCAATGCCGCGTTCGAAACCGCCGTATTGAACAGGCTCAGGATACGTCCCGCCAATCCGCTGAGTTGCACCATGCAGCGGGCATTGGCGTACGGGTTGCCGGGCAAGCTAGAACATGCAGCGGCAGCGCTGGGGCTCAAACACCAGAAGGACATGACCGGGCACCGGCTGATGCTGAAGATGTCACGGCCGCTGAAACCAGGGACGCCGCCGTGGCAGCTTTCGGATCAACTGGCGCTGGCCAACTACTGCGCTAGGGATGTCGAGGCCGAAGCCGATCTATCGGCGGCGATCCCTCGTTTACTGCCAGAAGAGTGGCAACTGGCGCTTCTCGATGCCGCGATGAACACGCAAGGCGAACTCGGGATCGACGAAATGCGAGTCTGGCACCTGCAGGCGGTCGCCGAGGCCGCCGGGAAGATCGACGCCATCAGGTGCGCGGCCTTGACTGGCGGCATGGTGACGTCGCCGGGGACGCAGACGAAGCGGCTGTTGGCGTGGCTGGCGAACGAAGGCTTCGCGTTGCCTGACGTGGCGCGGGCGACGGTTGAGGAAACCCTGCCGGACATGCCGCCAGGGGACGCCCGCGAAGTTCTTCAAATCCGGCTGCGCGCGGCTAGATCCTCGAACCGCAAGCTGCAGCGGATGCTCGACATGGCTGAACCAGAAAGCGGCGCGCTGCGCGGCCAGTTTCAGTTCTGTGGCGCGGGACGGACCGGACGGTGGTCGGGACGCGGGGTGCAGGTGCAAAATCTGCCGCGCGTGCCACCGGGGTTCTCGCCGGATTTGTTCGCGGACACGGCGATCTGGGCCGTGATCCGTGGCGAAGCCGATAGCCTCGATGCGGTGGCGCCGGCAGCGGTGCTGGATTGCGTGTCGTGGTCGCTGCGGAGCTGCCTTAAAGCGACCGACGATAGCAAGATGCTATGGTCGTTCGACTTCTCGCAGATCGAAGCGAGGGTGTTGGCGTGGCTGGCCGGGCAGCATGACATCCTGGCGGTGTTCGCCGCAGGCGAGGACGTCTATGTGTGGGCGGCTTCACAGTTTGGCTCTTCGGATCGGCAATTGGGCAAGGTTTTGGTGCTGGCGCTCGGTTTCGGCATGGGCGCCGCCAAGCTGCGCGAACAGGCCTGGAAAACCTACAAAGTACGGATGACAGCGGGAGAGGCCGAACGGTTCAAGGATGGTTGGCGAACCGCAAACTACAAGATCGTGCATTTCTGGCGCGAGATGGACGCGGCGGCGAAGGCCGCGATCTTGCGGCAGGGCTCGGGATACGTGACGGCGGTCGGCGGTTCCGGAGTGGCGTTCACCTGCACATCCCGCACCCTACAGATGCGGCTGCCGTCGGGGCGGGTGCTGTATTATCACAAGCCACGGCTCGACCGCGAGAGCGGCAACATCGTGTATTGGGGCACCGAAGCCGGCAAGCCCTGGCATGAGCTAAGGACCTGGGGCGGCAAGCTGGCCGAGAACGCGACGCAAGCGGTGGCGCGGGACATCATGGCGGAAGCGAGCTTGCGGGCGTGGCGACGCAAGGCGCTGGTGCCGTGCATGAGCGTGCATGACGAATTGGTCTATCCGGTACGTGCCGGCACCAAACGGTACATGGTCGATCTGATGTTGGAAGCGCCGCCTTGGGCCGGCGGATTGCCGCTGAATGGCGAGCACAAGATCATGCGCCGCTACGGGGTTGCGATGCCAGATGTAGCGATTGCCAAGGGATAGCGAAGCATCGAGTATGAGCATGGAAAAGGCCTCTGCGCTTGCGGCACAGAGGCCTCGATAACTTACCCTTCCACCACGAAAGGCCAACACAATGAACCCGCAGGGGAGCGCATCGCGTCATGAATTCATATAAGGCAGTGGAACAAGTTCTCCAAGCGGTTTTTCCCGATTACGCCAAAAGTGCAATATTCGCCAGCGAGCATAACGGCATCCCCAACAGCTGGACTGAGTTCCGCGAGATCGAACGGCTTGACGGCACGCGGGACTGCTATTTGTCATCGGGCGTTTGCCCCGGTCCCGGCACGCGCGCAGATACCATCAAAGAAGTCTGGGCTCTTGTCATCGACGATATCGGCAGCACCGGGCCGCCTGAAGAGGCGGTCGAGCGGGCTTTGGGGCTGCCGACATTCGAGGTCCTGACATCGAAGGGCAATGCGCAATGGTGGTACGTGCTGGACAAGCGCGTACCAGTGGCAGACTGGCGCACGTTTTTTGCGGAAGTCGAGCAGCGGGTGGGGCAAAAACTGCACGGGCCCGAGGCCGGGCACGTCTTCCGCATTCCATTCGGGATCAACAGCAAGACGGAGCGGGACGGCAAGCCTGTTCCAGTCGAAGAACAGAACTGGAAGGTAGCGTTGGGGCGGCACGATCTTTCGCGGCGGCTTGATACTACGGGGATTATGCTGTTCGCCGAGCCGGTTGCAGCGCCGAGCAAGTCTGCCTGCGGAACAGCGAGGAACCGGGTATCGGTGGAAGCGCTGGAGAAAATCGCTGCGGCATTGCCAAACCCGGAGGATATGAACCGCGATGGGTGGTCCGACGCATGCCACGAATTCAAGGCCTTGAACAGCACGGAGGAAGGCTTCGGGCCTTTCGACGCATGGTCACAAAAGTGGCCGGGTGGGTACGACGCTGATGATACGTGGGCGATGTGGCAGGGCATCCGCACGGAAAACATCCGGACCAGCGGGAACGCGCTGTTGCCGGTGATGGAGAAGGCCGCGCCAGGGGAGTATGCGGAGCTTATGAGCCGGGAAGGGAAAGCGGCTTTCGATGATGGGGTGGAACATCCAAGCCCTTTAGCTGACGGCGGCGGCCATTCGACAACGCATGCCGACATGGCGGCGGACATTGTGCGCGCGCAATGCGGGACACTGGGATGGCTGTCGAATTCCAAGGGCAACCGTTGGGCGGCGTTTGATCCTGTCATGGGGCGATGGGTGGTCGAAGAGCACGATCGGCTGATGCGCTCAGCAGTGCGCGAGAAGGTATTGGCGGCACGGCTGGCGACAGCTGACGACAAGGTTGCGCGGCGATTGGCGGAAGCCAAATGGCAAGGCTCGGTGCAAGCGCTGCTGACCAAGCACGGGGACCTGATGATCCCGTTTGAACGCTTTGACGCGGACCTGAATATGTTCGGGGTGCCGGGTGGGGTGGTGCGATTGTCGAGCGGCGGAGCGGCGGAAGAGACTGGGGTGGCCGCGCAAATGGTGTCACGGGCAACAGCGGTCAGACCGGCACCGCGCGGAACACGCGGGGTAGCGTGGGAATGGTTCCTCAATGATTTCACCATGGGGAATGCAGAGTTGCTGGTTTGGTGGCAGACGTTTTGCGGCTACTGCCTGACCGGGCACACTTACGAACATATGGTGGTGTTCCTGTACGGGCCGGGTGGCAACGGCAAGTCGGTATTCCTTGACACGCTGGCGGAAGTATTAGGGCCTTACCACGAGCGGGCAGCATCAGCGGTGTTCATGGCGCAGCAGGGCGGAAAGCATATGGCCATGGTCGCAGATCTTGCCGGAGCACGGCTCGTGACGTCGCCAGACGTGCCGCTAGGCGCGGCATGGGATTTAGGGATGTTGAAACCGTTGACCGGCGGCGGCAGCTACAAGGCGCAGTTCATGAAAGAGAATTGGTTCCGCTTCACACCCCAGTTCAAGTTGATCCTGGCAGGAAACGAGAAGCCAATCCTAGGGACGGTAGACGCGGCCGTGAGGCGGCGGTTTTGGCTGGTGCCGGCCATGCATGTCCCAAAGACCGTCAACAAGCAATTGGTGGACGTATTGCGGCAGGAGCAAGCGGCTAT